CGGATAGTATCAAGACCACAGCGGATAAAGCCGTTACGGACGCTGCCGCTGCCAAGACTGCTGCCGATAATGCAAAGAAAGCCGCAGACGCAGCACAGGCGGACGCTACACAAGCCCTTTCCAATCTTGCAGAGGTGAACAAGGACGGTCGGGTGTACATCAGCGAAATGAAATCGCTTGCCATAGAGTTGGAGAATATCAAGCAGGAAAAGATACAATTAGTCGGCACGGACGGCAAGGGCGGTGAAGCACAGAAATGGGACGCAAGTGTGGACCAAAACACCTACATCACTGCTTATAATGCCTGCGTTAATGCACTTACCTACTACACCACAGAGAGTAATGCGCAAAACGGCTACATCACCATTATTACAGCGCAGAGTAATCAGTACTCGTGGAGCAAGATAACAGCATATTACTCTGCAAGGCAAGTGCTTGTAAACGCTATTGCAGACGCTGCCAACAAATACTCGGATAGTATCAAGACCACAGCGGATAAAGCCGTTACGGACGCTGCCGCTGCCAAGACTGCTGCCGATAATGCAAAGTCTGTGGCGGATGCTGCCACCACACGTCTTAATAATTGGGCTGCCGATGGAGTAATAAGTCCTGTTGAGAAACAGGGTATCAAAGACGAGATAGCACGTATAGACGCAGACAAGTCGCAGATAACCACCGAGTACACCAAGTATAGTTTGGGCACTCCTACGGCTTTCAATACCGCCTACACGGACTATCGTACCAAGTTGGAAGCATTGTCTGCTGCAAAGCCCGAAAATATCAATATACCAAGTGATTTCTCAACGAAGCAGACGGCATACTATACCGCCCGCACAACGGCACTCAATGCTATCTCCACAAAAGCCGACGAGGTAGCAAAAGCATACGCAGATGAGGTCTCCGCAAGTGCCGCCCAAGCCGCTCTGGACAACTTGGAGATAGGCGGGAGAAACATTGCAATCTTTAATACCGCTGCCACCACCGGTATGCAAAAAGGTACGGACTATAATTTTGTACAGACTATAGCAGATACAAAAACACAACTAAATTTGGTTGTAGATGATTTTAATGGAAGTAATGGTAGTAGTATTAAATTTTATGTAAATAAGGTTATTACTGAGATTGGCACTTATTCCTATCCTTTTACACTTATGGCAGACACATCTCTGTTGCGTATAAAACATAACGGCTCGAAAAAGGATATAATCTCTATATTTTATTTTGCCGAGACGCTCAAAGCAGGCACAAATTTGGTCTTGTCTCTCACGTTTACGAATGTTACGCAAGGTACATTCGTATGGAAGAGTGTGAAAATAGAGAAAGGCAACAAAGCCACAGACTGGACTCCTGCGCCCGAAGATGTAGAAGCGTCCATAGCAGAGAGCAAGACATACACAGAGGGGCTTGTTACGGCTCTCGGAGACACCCTGCAAAGTCAGATAGACGGCGTGGTGGATAGTTACTTTATGGAGGGAGTGCCGACCACCTCCAACGCTCCTGCCAACGAGTGGACTACAGATGAACTCAAGAAACGCCACGAGGGAGACACGTACACAGACATCACCAAGTTTGTAGATGACAAAACTACTCCTTACGCTGGTCATAGTTGGCGTTGGTGCAAGGGCACAGGGGATAGCCCTGCCACAGGTTGGCATTGGCACGAGATAGCCGACAGCGATGCGGTGCGTGCCTTGCAGAACGCAGCCAAAGCACAGGACACGGCAGACGGCAAACGCAGGGTGTTTGTCGTACAACCTACCCCGCCCTACGAGATAGGCGACTTATGGGCACAAGGAGACGGAGACGGTAAGGATATTCTCAAATGCAAGACCGCCAAGACCGCAGGACAGTCTTTTGCCCAAGACGATTGGGAAGCGGCAAGCAGTGCACTCACCAAAGCAGGACAGGTTGCCACAGAAGCAGCAACAGCAAAGGCTAATGCACAAACCGCGCTCACCACACTTACCAACATCGCCAGCGACAGTATCTTTACCAAGCAGGAGAAATGCTCTGTGCGTACCGAGTGGGCAAGCATACAAGCCGAGTTCGCCAAGAATACCAACAACGCCAAAGTATGCTGGGGAGAAAGCGGCTACACCTCCAACACGGAGTATGCTGCCTACAAGACCGCGTATGATAGTCTTAACTCCTACCTGACCAATACAGCCAAGTTGTCGGCAAACGAAGATACGACAATCACCTCTGCCACTTTCAACAAAAATTTCAGCGACTACTACGGAGCGAATGTAACGTTGCTCAACGCCATTGCCAAGCGTGTGAGCGAGATAGAGGTGGCTGCTATGAGTATCGGTACACGCAACCTCTTTGCCAAGAAGTATATGCTCGATTGGAACGCCAAGTCCGCAGATACAACAACCGTTAATTTCGACGATTACGGTGAGTACTACCAAATCAAAGAGAACCAAGTATATATATACGTGGGTGGTGGCGAATCGTATAATGACATCTTGCAAGGGAATGTGTCCTTTGAGACAGGCAAGCAGTATTGTCTCAAAGTCAAGTGGAGAGTTCCATCGGAAGTTCAATACAGCGGACTAAATCTCGGTTTCAAATACTCGGACGGCACTCGCAGCAGTTGGATAGTCTGTGCCAACAACCGGACCACTCCCATTGAAGCCACACTTGTTTCTGCAAGCGGCAAGACGGTAGCAGGTATCGTCTGTCCGTATGGCACGTTGGCTAATACTCGTATCTACGAGATACAACTCACAGAGGGTAACAAAGCACCAAGCGGGTGGGCGGAAGCCGAAGCAGACAAAGAGACAGGTGGTGAGAACCTCTATACAGGCGACAACCCGCTGACGATTACTGCCAACGCTACAGACAACTACAACTATGTAACATTGGTTAAAAACTTGCAGAACGATGCCCGCTATGTCTTCTCCTGCGGCAAGTCGGTTGTCAAGGCAGGCAGCACAGACAAATACGCTGTATTGCTGTATGACTTTAATGCTCCAAGTGCCACTCAGGCAAGAAAACTCGCTGTCGGTACTACCCGCGTAGAGCAAGCCTTTACCATACCGAGCACAGGTACGTGGAGTATGCTTATCTATTCGGGGGTGAACGGCAGCACGGCGGGTATCAGTATGGAGTTCACCGACATCATGGTGCAGAAAGGCAACAGGGCTACGGAGTACCAGAAACCGATTAGGAAATTTCTGTATAATGGCAATATCTCTATCTCATATAAAAGCAAAGATTATGCGCAATCAAAATTACTCGCAAGTGGTGTGTATGCAGGCACTTACTATGCCGAAATGACATCTGAGAGCAAAGGAGCAGGTATAGATGTTAGTAATCGAGATGCATTTCAGAACTCATGCCTTGTGTGGTTTGCGGCAGGGTATCAGAATAAAGACCACCTTTTAAAGATAACAAACTGGGGAGAGTCTGTAAATATAAGCCAACGTGCCGATGTGTATGTATATACAGGACAGGCGGCTTTTATTAAAGATTATACGCAAGACCCAACGGGTTTCGATGTTAAGTTTAAGGCAGACGGCACTTGGACTATCAATGGTGCTCAAATATCCGCGTACACAATGGAGTATTTGAGTGGCGAGGCATACGAAGCAAAGTCAAAGGCGGAAGCGTTGGACTATCTCAAAGCGGCGATAGCAGACGGAGATACAGACGTGGTGGGCGGTCTGCTATTGACCAACGTACTGATGTTACGTGATATGGATAAGAACGTAACGGCAGGTATGAGCGGACTGACCACGTACAAGCCTGAGGGTTCTTCTACAACGCTTGAAGATTTGGTATTGCTGTGGGGCGGTGGCACGTATGACGAGGCTTTCTATGCGGCTCGTAATGCAGACTACAAGAAATCCGCCAACGGAGACCCTATCACCACCCTCATCAAAAAAGACGGAACAGGAAAGATTGGGATATTCAAGATAAGCGACACGCAGGCTATCATTGATGTACCCAACCAAGGCAAGGTCGTCATTGACGCAAGCACTGCCAATGGCGGTATATTTATCAAGGATAAAAATGGCATGAGTAAAATAATAATTACTCCAAAGCCGATTAGTTCTTTCAAGCCACAAGGGCAAACGTCCATAAACGAATCCGACACGCTATCAGACGCCAGTAGCGGAGAGAAATACAACTATACATCCGATACGTTTAACATACCAACAAGCCAGAATGAAATTGTTATAAGTGGCTATTTGTCTGCCTCCGCCCTTTTTTCTTACGGTGGCACTACTACTGGGTATGCCTCTTTTTCAGTAGTTTTGGAAAAAGTCGGTTCATCAACAACTTACTCGATTTTATCCGGAAAAACGAATACTGTTACCATCCCAACAGGTGGAACTGCTTCTGCGTCCATTGAAAAAAGTTATTCCGTCACCAAGAAAAACATACCCGCAGGAACATATCGTATTAAGGTAACGATTACAGAGCAATCCGGCAGTAATAAATCTATCAGTATAAGTAGAAATGAATGGTCTGTTAAGGGGTACTACTATCCTGCATACATTCCGAAGACTGTTATCGGTGCCGATGGTATTGTCGTAGCACAAAATGGTGGGCGGTTCTTTATGGTTGATAATAGTGGTAGTTCTCAAAAAATCTATGCGAAAGGGCTTGCAACGACAAAAGGGACATCTGGCAGCGGAGAATTGTATGTGAGCCAAAGTTTCATTGATGCGTTCAAGGCATTATGCGATGAGTTAAATAAATTCTTTCCAAAAGTAAGAATGGTAGGAAACAATGAAACAAATGCCCTTGAATGTCAAAAAAAAGTAACTGCTGTTAGGAATATGTTGGACGCAACAAGTATCATAGCAAATTCATAACATACAAAAAGAGGGCGTGTTTGCACGCCCTCTTTATTGTTTATAATAAACTGTTCTATAGCGTATGTCGTCATCGTCTTCTATGATAGAATCTCCTTTATATTTGAGCGTAAATTCTACTTTATTTGGTAGTTGGTCGTAGTAGCAGTATATGATACTATCTTGAAGCGAATAATACCCCCACCATTCAATTCCATTTTCTTGCCACAGCGGTGTGTCTCTTCTATATTTTTGCTCATAAAAAGTGAAAGACACCCATTCCGCATTGTGCGACTTATATGTGGTTCCTATAAGTAGAGTATTTCGCTCTATTTGAGTTCTTGTTTCTTGCTCATTGAGAGGTTGTTCGCACCCCGCCAAAAGTGCGATAGCAAACATAAGTAAGCAAATCTTTTTCATAATATCAGTTGTTTATATGAGTTTGAGTTGATTAGAAACTGACAGCTACTCCCGCGCCATTGCCGGTGTAGGTGAGGGTTACGCTGCGTTTTCAGAAATCATCATAAATCGATTTCTGCTGTGATAATGCACCCTGTATTAGGCTATAATCCTCTTGAATGGTTTTGGAGAATTTATTGCCATATACTTTCCCGTCAAAAGCATCAAGAGTTGTTTCTACTCGTACTTTAACTACTTTGTTGTTTATGATTTTTTGCAGTTGCTCTATCGTAATAGTGTATGGTATGTGTGTTATATCAGTTTTCCCTGTTATAGCACCGAACACATTTTGCGTTGTCATTAAGTTTTCGGTCTCGGCATCGGTATCGGCAGCCAAAGTTAAAATTTCGTTATTATCCAACTTGAGTAAGAGTTTATTGCCTTTGGATATGTCATTGTTGGTGAATATAAATACATTTATGCAATACTGACAAATGTTTTCGGTTTTTACACAGGAAAGAGAGATTGAGGCATCTGTCATTTGGGTATACGAGAATACGTGTGCCGTGCGTTCTGTTTGCACAACACGTACGCCGTCAATAGTTTTGTCGATTGCGAGTTTGCTTTTCGCGGAAACCGCCATAATGCTACAAATAAAACATAGCATAAATGTTACTAATTTCTTTTTCATAAGGATTTGTTTAGTTGTTAATTCGCCGACAAAATTACATCAAAAATTTCAATTAGCCAAATGAATTACGATTTATTTCACCCAATATGCTATAAAGCATAAAAAAGGGCGATGCGTTTGCACCACCCTGACGGAGGGAAATGTGATTTGCATCACACGCTATCAAATAGCCGAATCAACCTCACGTTGTAAATTTGAAGGATATACACATATCATTGTGTAATTGCCTGCAAAGGTACGACAAAAATCTAATACGTGCAAATTTTTGCGCATTTTTTACACCATTGTTACGTGAATGGGGCGAACTTGCGTGTCTCGCACTTCATTCAGTCCCTGTAAAATAAGTGCTACATTGCTGTTGATTGCGCCAACGTGGGTTTGTATGCTGACCATTGTGGCGTTTGTGCTACCACTGCCACCATTCCCACTACCATTAACGTAGTCCTCCAACAACTGCCGTATCTGAATGGTAACGCCCAACTGACTATTGAAAAGCCCCTCCAATGTGCGTGCCGTGTCCTCTGTGATGCTCTCAATGCCGCTTGACAGAGAGGAACGGTCAGAGTTGAAATTGAGGTATTTCCTTATTTCCTCAGGCAGCGAGTTGATAATGTCAAGTGTGGCAGTTCCCGCATTATCCACGTCCTCCTTGAACTGATTGACCTTGTCTGTGCTTTTGTACAGAGATTTCAGATAGTCCGTGTAGCCTTTGCTATCAAACTTGCCGTCTTTGTCTGTGTACTTTTTCTGTATATCCTCTACGCTACCGCCCAAGAAACTATCCATTGCATTCTGCAACAGCGGTTCGAGAACTGCCATTTTAAGCATATTCTCAATCATATCGCCTATCATCTCATTAACAGCCGATTTCATTGCGCGGGCAGCGTTCTCTCCGTTTTGGAAAGCGGAACGCAATGCACTTGATATTGAGTCAGCCCAACTCTCAACAGACTCCGTGAGTTCGTCCCGCATATCTTTCAGACCATTCAGGAACTCGTCCAAACTCTCCTGTGCGCTTTGTTTGTACTCTTTAACCTTATCCTCATCGGTGTTCTTTTTGGCTTCCTCATTCGCCATTTGCTGCATTTGGTCTTGGTAAATTTCAAGGTTCTTGCCCAATGCGTCCATCTTTGTTCCAAATGCGTCAAACCCTGTCATTCTCTCGGCAGCGGCATTGAGGTTCTTCATCGCGTTTTCGGTGTCCCCAATCTTTTTCGTCAGGGCTTCGTTGGCCGCTTCTAATGCGTTGTCGTGGGCTTTGAAAGCAGCAACAATCGCTGCAATGACAGCCGCTGCCGCGATAAGAGCGAGCATAACAATCAATAACGGCCACGCCACTGTTTCGCAAACTGCAAATGTGGTTGTCAAAGCCGCAATCATCGCAATAACGGCACCAATGGGCGCAATCAGTTGCTCAAAGGTCTCTCCGAAATCGCCCAAGAAACTCTCTGCCTGCTGCATCCATTCGGGGTTCTCGCCGTCATTCATTGCGTCGTACACATTGTTGAAAGCGGAAACCATTGCTTTTGCCGCGCTGACAACAGAGGTTACTGCGTTAGACATTGAATCAAGGCTTTTGTTTGCAGCACTAAGACTTGAGTCCATGTGTTTGAGAGAGACTTGTTTGATGTCTTTCGCAAGGTTCTGACCATTCGTCCCCATTGCTTCCAGTTTCTCGTTGCACGAAGCAAGTTCAGCGTTTAGCGCGATAGTCTCTTGCAGCGTTAATGGTGCGCCTGTCAAGACATTCGTCCCGCTTTGCAACTGCTGTTGGATTGTTGTTGCCCGCCCCTGCGTTTGGTCGTACTCCGCTTTTGCGATTTTGTCTGCATCGCGGTAGGTTCTGAAAGCAGAGCCGAAAGACCCCAAAGCCCCCCTGCTTGAATTATACTCCTGCACGGAAAGTTTCAAGTCGGTCCATTTACTCTCCAATTCACTGCGCAACTCACCGGGAACACCGTCCAGCATCTCGTTGAACTTTGACTCCAACTTCCCCATATCGATATTTCCCAAATTGTCTTTGGCGAAAGTATCAAAGCGATTGTCTTTTAGGAATTGGTCATACATAGCCGTAGCGTCGGCTTTGTTGCCCTCTAAATAAGTCTTGATAGCCTCGTAGTCGAAGCCCTCGCCATGCGCTATGGACGTGTTTTGTGCTTCCTCATAATTAGCGTTCCGCACTCGTTGGTCTATATGCGAGTTGGCTATCATATCTTCGAGGGTGTTTCCTGTGTATTGCCTACCCGATATAGAGCCGATTTCCTTTATCATTGTCCCAAGCAGTGATTGCAGTTGGCTTTCAACGACCGATGTTGTCTGTCCGAGTTCGGTCGCGGCAAAGTTTTCTCCGTTCATTTTGCGCAACTCCCCGATGTTATCCAATGCTTTATACACATCTGCGATGTTATTCAGACTGCCAATCTCGAATGGCGTTCCCTGCCCGCCCGACATGGCAGCGACCTGCTCGTTGTATTTCCCAACAACCGCTTGCATATTCTTTCTTTGGTGCACGGAAGCGGGGGTTGTTACATCATTGCGTGTTACACCCGTATTCTTTCCTTGTGTATCGTCTGTACCATTCTCCATTAGTTTGCGGTACAAATCAACCATTTTTGCCGTCTTTTCAAATGACAAACACAAATCTTTGACCTCTTTTTCGAGTTTCTCCAACGCCACATTGAGGTTGTCTTTGGAAATGGTGGACTCTATCCATCTGGTCAGTTGCTCGGACGCGGTTTTGAACGCGGCACGATGTTCCTTGTCGGCTTTGTAGTACTCCATCAGTTCCTTTGCAACCTCTTTTGCGGCTTCCTCAAAGTCCATAATGCCGTCCTCTGCACCGCCACTAATGAACTTGTCCTGTATCATTGTGCTGACGGACTTGTCGCCAATCTTTACGTTGCCAAGTTTCTCCTCAAATGCCTCGTTGTCTTTGCCGCCAAAGTACTGACCGAACATCTCTTGAAACTGCTTGTCATTGCGCACATAGCCGAGTCCCATCTCCACGCCGCCTTTTTGTGTGGCGTTTTTGTAGGTCTCATAAGCCTTTTTGAGGTTGTTGATAAAATCATTCAACTCTGTCTTGATAGACACCGCTCCACCGCCTGTTTGTTTTGACAAATCGATGTCGTAGTATTTTTCACCCGCAAGTGTTTTGAGGATTTTCTGCTGCTCTTTCAGAGACTTTACATACTCGGCGTTTGCCTCGTTGCCCTGTTTGCCTCCGTAAGACTTTATCTCATTTTCAAGCCTGTCATACTCCGCCTTAATGCCGTTGCGTATCTCATCAACGGTTGCGTCCGTAGGAACGTACCTTTTGTATATGTCTTTTGTTTCGTGGGGTAGTTCACCGCTGCCTAAAAAGTCCTTTTCAATGGCAGTGCTGATTGACGCGGCACGCCCTGTTTTAGTGCCTGCCAACTGCGTAAACTTGCCTGTGATAAAGTCTATTCGGTTACGCAAATCACTATTGTTTATTGTATTGGCAAGCCCCTGCAAAGCCTCTGCGATAGCCTTTGTCTTGTCTGCCGCTTCAAACGACCCCTCTGATATGCCTGTTACCTGCGCGTTAAATGCGGCGAGGGCTTCTTCGTATTTTCCAACGCCCTCTTCCCCGCCGACAAACAGAGTCCCACTCTCGCCTGCATTCCTTTTCTCGGCTATCGTTTGGCTGATATTGCCAATCAAATCACGAACAGCAACAGCATAGTCATAATCCTCTGCGTGCGCAAGTTTGGCAGGGTTGTAATCGGCATTTGACATACCCTCTACCCAACGCCCCTCTTGACGACCTGCCGTCGTGCGCTGCGCCTGCTCAAAACGCCGCTCTATAACCTTTTGAGGTGCGTTTTCGTTGATTTCGTGCTGGTGGAGATATTCCTTAAACTCTTTTGTGTCAGATAAATCTTCCCATATTTTATCGATGTTGTCAAGGACATATTTTGTTACCTCCTTTGAAACGCCGCTATTCGTAAAAGAACGCTGTATTTCGGATTTTAATTGGTCTTTTGTGGTAAAATCATTGGCGATAAATGTGTTCTTGGCAAAATCAAAAGCAGATTCAGCATTTCCGTGTTGAATATCACCATATATTCTATTGTACAAGCCTAAGTCTCCACCGTATTTTTTTACATCATAGTTTAACAGATTATTGTCTTGTATATATTTTGCCCCCGAAATTCTGTTTGTTAAGTCTTTACCAAACAAACTTTTAAGACTTTTGCTATTTTCCACAGCACTGCTCCCCGCGTTCTCTTTTAGGGCTTCGTGCATTTCGTATTCTTTCTTTGCTTGTATGGCAGCCACAACCGAGTCTCGCAAACGCCCCCAACCCTCTGCCGTGTCGTCAAGTTGCTTGCGCTCCGCTATTAGTTGATTTATCAAAGCAGGATTGACAAACGAGCCATAATTGGATTTGAGAGTGTCCAATGCTTCGTTATACTCTTTCGTCCCCTCTGTCATAGAGGAGAGTTTGCCGATGAGCGAGTCAAAACCCTGTATATATTTTGCAGTATCTTTGGCGAAAGATTTTTCTATCTCTGTCAGAGAGTTGCCGAACTCTTTGGATTTCTGTATGGCATTGATGATGGCACCCGAAATAGCAGACAATGCTGCGACAATAAGATTGCTTTTTAGGGCTGCACCTATACCTTTGGCGGCTACTTTAAGTTTAGCCATCAATCCGTGCGCGGCTTTTATCTGCGCATTGAAAGCCTGCATACTGCCATACGCACGGATTATGTCCGTCCTGATACCGATAAACTCTTTCCTTATCAGTTTAAGCACATTGACTACCGCCACGCCGCTGATTGCATACATCACGGCTCGGATATTCTTCACAAGCCCTTGCAGCATACTCACAAAGCCACGCAAAATTCCACCAATGCCCGAACCCATATCGTTTAGCGATATAGTCCACAGGTCTTTGAGTTTCTGCACTTGACCATAGAGCGTGTCGGTGATGTTCTCCTGCATTTTGTAAAACGCACCACCCTCTTTGGTCATATCGGACAGCACGGACGCAACCATTTCAAAAGGCACTTTGCGTTCCGAGATAAGGTTAAACACCTCTCCTGTTGTTACAAGTTGCCCATTGAGTTGTGTGAATTTGTCTGCCAATGCCTGCACCATAGGAATACCCGCCTCTGTGAATTGGCGCAACTCCTGCCCTCGCAATACAGACGCTGATTTTACCTGCCCATAAGCGAGGATTAAACGCCCCATATCCACACCAAGACCTGTGGATAAGTCTGCGAGTTGTTTGGTTACAGGTAATAGGTTTTCCACCTCTATTCCATAAGCGGAGAGTTGTTTGGTATATCCGACAAGGTCTTTCAACTCGAAAGGCGACTCGATTGCCATTCCTTTGAGTTCGTTGAGAGCCTTTTGTGCGGCAGCAGCAGACCTGAGAATACCCTGCAATGCCACTTTCTGTTGCTCAAAATAACCTGTCGTCTCAACAATCTTCCGCCCGAAATCAACAACCGCAAAAACGCTCAAATAGTTTGCCGCGAGCGTCCTTAGTTTGCCTAACAGCCTGCCTTGGTCATTTAAGAGTGAGTTGTTTTGGTTTGTGGCACGTATGCGGGCACGCTCCTCTTCTGCAAGGTTCCGCAATGTAATCTGCTGCCTTTGCAAATCTGCAACTTTCTGCCTCGCAGATTGCTCCCCTGCCGTATCTCCGTGTTTGCGCGCTATTTTAGCATAGTTTTTCCACGCTGTTATCAGTTTGCCAACAACAGAATACTCTTTGTTAAGTTGGCTTATCTTTTTATCAAGCAAAGATGTGTTTGCGCGTTCTTTTTCGAGATAGTTTATGCGCTCTAATACGTCGCTGTATCTGCCGCCTGTTCTCTCCAAATCCCTATAATACTCATTAAGCCTATACAACTCAGGGTTGGGTTTCGCACTACTTACACTATTGACATAGCCCATAAATTGAGCATCTGTGCTTTTCCTGCTTTGCAGTTTTAGTATCTCCTGCGCTTTGCGTAGAGAGTTTAACCTGCTTTCTGCAATCTGTAATTGTTTAGAATATGCGCCTGTTTCCTGTTGTAAAACTTTAAGCCCCCTTACCGTTTCTTCGGCACCGAGTATGTTTTCGCTGAGGTTTGAGCGTAGCCCTTTCCCATTCGTAAAACCGTTTCTGTATTTTTCTTGAACCCCGCTTAAATAGACAAGTTTTCTGTCAAGGTCTGTTGCTTCTTTTTGAGCAACTTGCAATGCAGAAACAAGCCCGCTGAGACTTGTTGTATTTACTTTTTTATCATTGAGTTTGATGCCCCTTGTGCCATACTTGTTGATAGAGCGCAGTATATTTTCTACCTCTTTGGAACTTGATTTTACGCCCTTAAAATCAAAGACATCTTTGCCTATCTTTAATTTTCCGACAAAACTATCAATTATACTCTTTGAGGAAATCAGTTCTTTGCTGAATTTATCCAGCCCTTTTACAGAGAACTCGCCATGTATCTGCGACATGGCGTTTAACTTTGTCAAAATGCCCTCGGCTTTCTTTGCTTTGTTTATCAGGCTTTGAATATCAAGCCCTACTGACATATTTAATCCTGCCATAGTCTATATCTATTTAATGTGAATTTTATTGAATTGCTCTTTGCCGACCACCTCTCCGCCCCAATAGGACATATACAGGCGACTTTCGGGGTCTTTGTGTTCTACTACCACGTGGCATTTGTCGTGCGCCGACACATAGCACAGGCATTTTCCATACAGATACAGATGTACGGTCGCGTTGTGCCGCACGGTCAAGTCGGTAGAACCGTGTACGACGACAGGAATGTCTGCATCGCCCAATGCGACAACATACGGTTGGTTTTCGGACGAAAAGCCGACACCCGAAAATATGCCGTACTGCTCAATCTGTCCCTGATACTCGCGTATAGTATCTATGCTTGGGAAATCCTCTTTTATGCAAAAGTCCTGCCCTCTATGGAAAAACCTGCACATCTGTTTCAAGTCGGGGTCTCCCCATTCATTCTGCCATTGCTCACATAATCCGTGTGCAATAGCCTCTTGTTTTATCTTTTCAAACTGCTCCATAACTTTTTTTGCGCATTTCTGCGCAAAGGTATGTATTTTCAACCCACAACACACCCACTGACGGAAAGAACTTTTCCGACAAAAAAAGCGGACGGCTTTTCTGTATGTTAGATTTTTGTTGTACCTTTGTGCGGTTTTCAGAGCGGAGCAATTTAGGGTCTCAAAATGATGATTTTTGCAGTTTCTACAAAATAATTGTACTACAAAATTCAAGCAAACAGCACAACGTATTGAAATTTAATTGATTGCACAACAAATGACCAACATCGCCGTCATATCCGATAAAAAATCGCTCTACGCACCATTATATCGGTATATAGCGGAACGGAGACGCTTTATAAATTCACGTTTAGTCGAAATATATCACATAGAATACATCATATTTAATTCAGATTTTGTACAATAGTTGTACAAAAAATTATGCCAACATTCAAAGGTTTAATACTACCATCCAACCGCAAACAAGACGGCACTTGGAATGTTAAGATACGAGTTACCCACCATGGGAAATCGCGTTTTTTGCCGACCCCATTTTACGTAACGCAAAATCAACTTACGAGAGGGTATAAGATAAAAGACACGAAAATCAACGACCAAATAGACGAGAGAATAAAGGAATATCGTAGTGCTGTCGCGAATATCGGCTTTATGGCAGACAGTATGGATATAGACCACTTGATACGACTTATTCAGAACCAAGAGACTCCGATAGATTTCTTTGCTTTTGCAGATGAGTATATCAGAAAACGAACAGCGAGTGGAACTATAAACGCCTATCGGACTGCTGTTCGGTCGTTCAAAAGATACAACAAAGACAAGCCTTTGTATTTTTCACAGATAAATGCAAAGTATATGTACGACTATTTCCGCTCGATACAGAACTTAAAAGCCAATACTATATGTTCATATATTTCAGCGATAAGAAAAATATATCATGCGGCACAACTGCAATACAACGATGACGACGCAAATATAATCATAGTGAAACATGGCGTTTTCAAACTAATAGAATTGCCACGCTCGGACGAATATAACAATATAGCATTTTCCCGCGACCAAATGCAGGCTATTATCAATGCACCTTATACAGGAACATGGATATATGATTTCACAAAAGATATGTTTATCCTATCCTTTGTTTGTTTTGGCATAAATCCTGTTGATTTGTTCTTTTTGAGAAAAAATCAGTACAAAGATGGCATACTCACTTATCACCGACAAAAAGTAGCCAATCGTTTGGGTAAAGATGCAGAAATGAAAATCAAACTATCAGATGTGGCGCAAATTATTATTGATAAGTATTCGGGAGACAATGAATATCTAATAGACTTCCGAGGGCATATCCGTAGAACAAATATATGCAGATTTATACATACAGCATTTCAAAATGCGGGGGTAGAGCCTAAAAAGCAGGCAGGAGAAACCAGTGTCCGTAGTCGGGAATACGTGTTTTATACGGCGCGGCATACTATGGCGACATTAGCGCGAAATGATTGTGGTGTAGAATATATGACGGTCCATCAGATGCTGAACCACGCCACTCCGCAGAACTTCAAAACGACAGACGTGTATATACAAAAAAACTTCTCGCCGCTTTGGGAAGCAAACGAGAAGTTATTGGCTCTTTTTGATTGGAGTTTCTACCTCAACCAAAAGAAATAACATCAATAATCATAAGGGAAAGAGTACCCATCACTATCTACTATGGGAGCATTGTTCTTTCTTATTCTGTATGGGTCATATACAACCTCTTGCCGCAGGTGCTTATACCTGTCCTCTTTCGGTTCAATAGAAAGGCACTGAATAATGTTATATGCGCCCCCGCCATCGCCTTTCACGAAACGTATGCAAAAATGGAAACGTGCTTGAACGGCATTTCTTTGCATAGAAGCCACTCTTTTTGACTCAAAGGCTTTCGGCAGGCACATTATTACTTTCGATATGCGTCTCTCGCCGATTTTGTTCTGTATAGTGATATATCGCGCAGCATACAAGCGATTGTCTTTAATTCGCGCTTCGGCATCTCTGAACTCGATAATTGTCCCCTCATACCAAAAAGTATTCACTTGGTCAAGCCGTATCATAACTTATCAATTGAACATTGCTGTTTGTTGTGGCTCTCTGTATAGCCTGTTGGCTGCAATATCGTAGTATTGCTCGTCTATCTCGAAACCGATGTATCTCCGATTGAGCCGTTTCGCTGCAATGAGTGTGCTGCCACCGCCTGCGAATGGGTCTAACACGATGTCGCCTACATTACTGCTTTGGCGGATTAGCGTCTCCATTAGCGCAACAGGTTTTTCGGTCGGGTGAGATTTATTGCCGATGATATTCGGCGTGGACAGCAGGTTTTTGCAGCCCATATCGTTGATATTCCGTGCGGGGCGTTTGGAAAGCATAAGTATAAACTCCAAACACTGCATATAGTACTTGTTAGGCGTGGCGTTTTTCTTGTCCCATACGAGCAGGTTTTGGAATACAAACCCGACTTTCTCTGCCTCCGTTTGCAGTTCTTTGAGGTTGCGTGCATTGACCATTATGTAGCAATGTGTACCTTGTTTCAACACTCGGTAAACATCGGGCAACCACTCGGAAAAAGCAATATCGTTATGAGCAAAGAGTTTGCCTGCACGGACAGCGTCTGCCCTGTCGTCAAACACACCGCATAGGTTGATATGCTTTGTGCCTTTCTTGTACGTTACATTGCCCTTGGTGATATACTCACGCTGCTTGTTGAGAATACCGCTCGGCTCGTGGTCGGAATTACCCGAACCACCCCCGACAATTCTGTACGGACAGTCCGTTGCTACCAAATCTATGCTCTCGTCGGGTATGTCTTTCATTCCGACAAGGCAGTCTTGGTTGTAAAGTTTGTCCATCTCCATATCACAAAAACATTTTAGCCTGTTCAATGAGGTCTCGGAATGTGGAGAGAAAATCATCTCTCATTTCTGCCGTTGGGAAAGCGAGAATATACGACAGATTGGCATGGTATGTAATATCAATCCTGTTAAAATATATTCCAATACTATATTTGAATTCATTATCTTTCCAATCAGGTCTCCACTCACCCCACCAAGCATCTCGGAGTTGGATGAGTTTGCCAAGAGCAACGAATGCCCTTGCTTTGTCTTCGGAATTGAATAAATCATAATCGCAAATATATACGTCATCATCGTCGTTTATGCCCGTTGCGCTGATAATACTATCACAATCTTGACTGCGCATTGCAGCATACTCCTCCCAACTCCTTGGTCTGTTGTCTTTCACTTTAAGCAGACCCTGCTCGGTGGCTTTCTCAATGTCGATTAGGTACGACTTACCGTTGATTTGAATTGTTTCCATTTTGTTATTGTTTTAGTTATTGTGTGGTCCACTGATTTTTCCACTGAAAATGAACGGTTTAATGCTGTTTTTATGTTTAATTTCGGTTCAATCTGGTCCACATGTTTATGTTAGTTATACATACAAAAAAGCGACTAAACTCATATTGAGAATAGTCGCTTGAAGATAAACCGCCCGTAGGTGGCTCTTGTCCCTACAAGAAAGCAGGGCGGGGCATTATACTATATCAAAGAATATCTCTTTAATTGTTTTGGTTGAGCATTCTCATAGTCAATAACATTGGAAATAATAATATCCATATCGCTTTCCAGCATTTTCCCCTTAAAAGAACGCTCAAAGAATTTTTGGAACTTACTATAACTTATCTCCTTAATGCTTGAACAATCAACATATCTGTCCTTACCCCTCAAAAAGGCATAATTTTCCGCCTTAATCAGAATATGTCTATCCTTAATGTGTTGAGGAAGTCCGTTGTTAATCTCGGAGTTAATCAACACCGAACCGCAGAGCATTTCTGTTTCAGATGTTCCGAGGATAATAATGTACTTGTTACGACCACTATCCCCTATATGCTTTTCCTTTACATCTTCTTCGTCTCCAAGGTGTAAACGATACACATTACCAACCTCAATGGTGTGCCCTATGGCGTATTCAAATTGGGATTTTGAAAGTTCCTCAACCATGCTCGCTAATTAAATGCTCTCTCAAACTCTCGGCAATCCCTCAGATAATCAATGAAATCATCACTCGCTCCACCTGCTTTCGCAATCAGGAACTCATTCATAAGGGAATTGTTTTTTGTCTCCCAAGCAGTCCGCCAAGCAATATCGTGAGACTGGTCGCGTAACAAATCAAATTTCTTATTCTTATTATCTGCGATAGACCTATCCAAAGCCCGTATTTCAGCCCTGCTCAATTCGTCCATATCAATCTCCCCAGCGGCTGCCAACAACTCCCCTTTTACTACAAAAGATTTTGCCAATTGAGAAGCAAGTATGTTCTGCGGGTAGGCATCAATATCGTTTCTTGCTATCTTGATAGCATCATACAGCAAAGTCGGTACAGGACCGTAGTTCATTGCCACAAAATTATCGGGCAATAAGTGTGTCCCATAATTAGCATAATGTTCTCGTTCTGCAAAGTACAATATCTTTACCAAGTGGTAAATATCCATGGCACCGCCCTTGATTAAAACGTACTTTGCTGCTGCGCTGATTTTCGATATTCTATCGCTATCTTTCATGAGAAATCTATTATCGGCGGCAAAGGTACGATAATTTATTCGACCGTGCAAGAAGGACTTGCATTTTTGGTAAAGTTGCAACTTGCATTTTACAACTATTCTCAATACGTCAAAGACCGCTTGCCGAACACTCTCGGCGGGTTAGTTACCACTCCCAATAGTCGTCGTTGTCGCTATCAGAGTGGCGGTCGGCTATGGCTGCTACTGCGATACAGAGAGGTATAACGATAGCGATAGCCAAGATAATACACCATTCCATTAGAGCACCGTTGTCTTTTTCTTCTTGTAGTCTTTGCACATCTCTTCTAACTGCTCTTTCATTTCCCACAGGCGTTGGTTGGCAGCCCGCAGTTCCTCCATACGCTCCTCCGTCCACTCGTCGGGTGCGCCTTTGCAGTAGTTGGGATAGTTCAGCCAGACCTCTATGCCGAGTTCGTGGAGTTCGAGTTGCTTGTCGTACCACTTGGCGAACTTGTCCGCGGGGACGTTGTTATCCACATCGTAGCGGAGGTCGTCCATATTGATGTACATATCGTTTACCTCTACGATAGTGCCGATATTCTCTGCGCCTATGCCTATCCAATCCTTGGGGTCGTAGGCGTATTCGTGGCGTTTGCAGAACGCCCGCAGGTAGTCGTTGCACACCTCCTGCCATTGCTGTTGTAATGATTTCTTGCTCATACTTGTAAATAGACTTGTAAATCGTGATTTTTAAGTTGGAGATTGGTTTATAAGTTGCTACACTTTGATTTTATGGTACTCCTCATTGCTGTACTCCGTAATGAATACAATACCGTCAGTAACAAGCACATCGCCCTCTATGCCATGTGTGTCGTTGTAGTCGTCTAAAAAGTTCACCTCTAATATCTTCTGCTCATCGGGCAGAGCAGTGAGTTTGTCGATTAGTTTCTGTGCTGTCATAATCTGCTCTCAAATTGTTTGATTTGGTCTTCGGTGAACATCTCGGATACCTGCAAGCCTTTGACAAAGTTGCGTATCTCATCTCCGTTGTCAGCGTTGCCGTATGTGGCATTGTAGAAACGCATTGTCAGTGCCGCGATGGTGTTTGCGTCATTGAGTAGCGCGTCAAAGGACTCGAAGCCATCAACGCAGCACTCCTCCGTGAAACGTTGGTACAGGTACTTGGTGCGGCTGATAGACGCTTGCAACTCACGTATGAGTTGTTTGCGCTCGCGTTTGAGGGCTATATGGTCGGCTGCCATACTGCGTTCCGTCTCACGTAGCAGTAACTCTGCCGCCGTGGTCATCACCGCGTAGGCGGCAAAAGCATTGCCTGTGCGGTCGGGGATTGTTTCGGGTTCTTTCTCTTTCATTTGTCTTTAATTTTAGTCTTTAGTTGTCTTTAATTGGTTTCAAAAAGCAGGCGGAACGAACAAACCGCCTAAATGCCGCACATAGGACTGATAGCATACGCCGCGGGATTTTCACCCGCACGCCGTCCTTTTCCGGCGTAGTTTAGTTTGTTGATATTGGAGTGTAAATTGCTTATGTAAATATACCACATTAACAGCATTTGCTTCTTCCTGTCTCACAATTTCTGTGTGTGCAGCAAATTCAAAGAACACTTACCGCTTCCGTTTTTGTCCCCTGCGGTGTGGGGTTATATCATACTCAATGCTACGAGGATTGCAGCGTTCAGGGCTTCCTCGCGGGTGCTCTCTTTCTCGCCGTATGCGCCAAGTGTTAAAATATCTCTTAATCTCCCGACACTCCACACCCAACATCTCGCGACACTGAAACCAACGCACACGATTAAGCCGTATTGCTCTCGCAGCCAGTCTATGACCTCGTGGTATGTCGGGGCGGCGTAATATGATTCGCTCCAATCCTCAAAGACGGGGCTATCCTCGTCGCCCTCAACCACGCAACTTGCGCTCTCTCGGTCAGTGAGTAGGATTGTCTCGCCGTCAAACGTACCGTAGTACATTGTCGCCCACGCTTGCGGGTAGCCTTTTTCTTTGAGTTGTTTTGCCGTCTCAAACGGCACGAAATACTTTGCGTTCATATTTTCAAAATTTAGTTGTTACCAATTATAGCACTCCCCCATCGGTGGTAAGTCTATGTTATACAATACACACCATCCGTTGTCGGTGCGATACTCACAATCATAGCATTTATATGTCAAGTCCATAATTCAATCAATCTACAAGTTCAAAACTATACACCCATACAAGCGGGTTGCTTTCCCACGTTCCGCGTCCGCAGACTTTGTCAATGAGGTCGGCAAAGGCGGCACGGGGAGTATTGTACCAACTATCTAACGAGAAAAAATAACGGCTGTATGGCTCGTCGTCTTTTATTACTCCCTCCCGCATACAATCCTCATTGGATATATCCTGCAACTGCTCTACTCGCACATCGGTAATCCGTATATGGTGGGGCATTAACTCTGCCTTAACGAACATCTTGTTCGTCCAACCTGCGGACTTCCTCAACTCGCGACAATCGTAACTACTATTAACTACTATTGCAGGAATATCTTTGTACGCCTGCTGAATAGCAACAACATCACCGACCTCGTAGGGGGGACGCAACCATTGTCGTGTGCCGTCTTCCAGTTGGACGCCCCATTTACCTGTGCTGATAGACCTGCCGCCGACTACAAAATGTTCGGGTAGCCCATTAACCGCTCTCCGTGTCATCGTCTTGCGTCCTGCGAGAACGGCTTGCGTGAGGTTCAAGCCCCCACTGTCTTTGAATGATATACGTTTCATTGTTTCAAAACTCCTCTTTCTGTAATTCTTTAATTGCAACATCTATTGCTTTTCCGAACTCGCTCGGTTCATAAGGCATATATTTTCCGCCATCTTCATTGTAGGGGTATTCGCCCCTGCGCCATCTCTGCATCTCTTGCAGTACGTTCAATGCTTGTGATTTGGTCATAATCAATCCTCCATTTTTGTATATCCATATTCTTCGGCGTGGATGTCTAACCACTCCTCGATTTCGCTTTGCTTGAAACGTTCTATCACTTCTTCAATATCACAGCGTCGGGCTACCTCTGCTATTATGCAGCCCGTATCACCACGATAAACTACCTCACTTATCAGGTCATCGCTATCACACGCAGACAAGTTTTCTGTGACAAGTTCTTTTTGGTCTCTCATGTTCAGGCTGTCGAATGCTAATTGTACATCGACTTCCATGTCTTCTAATACTGCTACTTTTGCCATAATCTTTCAGAATTTTACCACCCACCAAGTGCGTGGAAGGAGGTGAATAAATACTACTCTGTGCGGGATTGTCCTGCGCACGAAGTCTTTGGCAGCGTCTATGCTGTCGTAACCGCCGAAAGCGGGATAAACGCTCGGCTCTGTGAAATGCACGGTGTACGTGCCATTGGGTTGTTGTTTGATTTTCATTGCTGTTTATTGTTGGTTGTTATTGTCTCTCGGTATCACCCACCAGAGCGGGTACTTGGTGTGGTTGAACGGGTAGGCGAGGAAATAGACCTCGCCTGTCTGCGTGCGGACTATTACCTTTTGTCCGTTGTCGGGCTGCACCTCCGCCGTCCTGTACCAGCGTACCTCCACGAGGTCTTGGTGTATGGCGGGGTGTTCGTTTTCGAGTGCGTTGCGCACATCGTCTATGAGCATTATCGCCTGCGATAACTGCTCTGTCATTTCTGCTTGTGTGAGTGCCATAATTTTCCTTGATTTGCGACACGATTTTGTAATGAATAGTAGAATTGCCTATATTTACCATAAAATCGCCGCGGATTGAAGATTTTACACGTTATTTTGGTTTTGGTTTGTAATCCTGTTTACATCCAGTTAATTCCGTGTTGTTTGCGCTGCTCGGAGGTCATCTGCTGTGCTTCCCACGTGGTATAGCGGCGGGAGTAGCCGGTGAGACCGAGGGCGTCGGCTTCGTCTTGGTAGAGGAGTTTGTATCTGCCGTCTATGCGGACTGCCACAATGGGCTTGTGTGGTGCACGGCTGCGCTCTATGGCGGCGAACTCGGCATTGGTAATCTCGTGGATATGCTTGTCGAGTTGCAAGAACTCCGCTACTCGGAACTCGCGGTAGGGGCAATTGCGTAGCATATACTCCACAGCGTATCGTACCCGCTCTGCACTCCACCCAAGTGCGATGACCTGCTCGGCAAGTACCGTCCAAAAGGTTATCTGTGCGCCGTTGCCTGCTCCTGCCGTGTAGGCGGTGTTCATGGCGGGGAAGTTTACGGCAAGACGGAGTATGTAGGGCATTACCTCTTGGCTGGTAGCGGGTGGCATGGCGCGGAATACCGACATCGGGTTATTGCCTGCTTGCTCGTCCTGCTTCGCAACCTGCAAGGATTGATTGGGCGATGCCGTCGATATTGATTGTCCGCTGCCCGAAGTTGCCTGTTGTCGGCGAATTACCTGTCCGATTGTTTCCATTGTTGTTTTCGTTTTTGAGTTTGTTGAGATATTTGGGTAGCCAGTATTGGAAATGTTTGAGGACTTCCATTCTCTCGCCACTCTCACAGCGTTCACGAACAGAGAAGTCGTTGTCGTAGAACTCGTCCAAGAGGGAGGTTGTTACGAGGTTGAGATTGCTGCGACTGACTAACATATTTGCCCATTGTTTTATATCGCTTTCCTCGAACCATTTTTGCAACCTCTCGCGTGCGCACGCGGGCGGTGGTGGTGGAATATTATCTATTCTGTTATCTTTAGATATATAAGGTGTGGGGGGTGCAAGATTTGCGTGGGTGGGGTGCAAATCTTGCACCCCTGCAAATTCTGCACCCCTGCAAGATTTGCGTGGGTTATTTGCCTTTTCGGGGGGTGCAAGATTTGCAGGGGTATGGGGTGCAAGATTTGCAGGGGTTAGAGCCTTAAAAACACTCTTCTTGCCGTCTCCGTATTCCGCGCTCAACCATCCCTTTTCTTTGAGTTCTGCAATGGCATATTGTACACTCCTGCTGCTATACCCCAACCGCTCGCTGATGTAGGCGATACTGATTTTAACCTCTCCTTTCCTGCGCCCATCGTATTCGAGTTGGTAGATGAGGGCATAGACATCACGCAGCACACCGCCACGCAGAGTGTTCATCCAAGCGTATGTTTTGAGATATTCCTTTTTCATTGTCAATCCGAAATGCTTGTTATGCTGCCAACTCGTCGTAGTATTCACCTGCTATTCCCGCGAGGTCTCGGAGGTCGTTTGCCCGTTCTTCTTGCTCGTCTGCGTAGTTGTCTTTTGCTTTGCTGCCGTAGGTGTAGTAACCCACCTCGTCGTAATAGCCGTAGCCGAGACTTGTGATATTGCACTCACACTCGTCCGCCTCTTTCTCGCACTCTTGCTCGAACTCTAATACTTGGTCGAGGTCGAAATGCTGCCCTTTGAAATAGGCTATTATCTCGGCTTGCGGCTTGCCTATGGTATTGGCGATATGGTCTGTCATATAAATCATAAATATCATTGATTTATCGCGGTTTGGTACATTTCCTCTATGCACTTCTCTGCGCGTTTGAGAGTCTCTATCTCGAACACGGAGTAGTTCTTTGTAGAGGTCGTACCGCGTCCTATGCGGGAGAAATGCAGTTGTCCTCTCCACGTGCGGTCTTGTATCCACGATTTTCCGTATCTCTTAAACGCTTGCAGTTCGGAGATGTCATCTTCCTTATATCCGTGAATGGCATTTTGTGCGAGGTTGCCGAGGATAGCCCCCTCCCTCATACTTTCTGCCATTCTGTTTGTTATTTCTGTGATGTTAGGCAGTATCATGTCAGTTGCATATTGCGGATAATGCGTTATAATCAGCCGTAGCCTCTTCCTTTGTTGCATACGAAAGAGTGATGGGGTCATTCCTTTGAATGAATTGGACTGAGAATGTGAAACACGACGGCTTCTTGGCTCTCGGTTCTTTTATTGTATTCACCCCCAAAAAGTACTCTATCTTCTCGGAGTTGATAACAATGCCGCTTGGCAGTTTGATAAACTTATTCATAATTTCTGTTTGTTTCGTGTGATATAACAAGTTCCAATCTCACCCATTCCGTACTCATTTGCAAAACAAATAACTTCATATTGCTTTGCCTGCGATACCAACCGCAAATGATTGCGTACTGGTCAAGCGACACACATTCCGTTATTGTCTGCGGTTTGATATGCTTGCTACGTATGAGTGATGTGATTTTCTTACTCTTTTCGTAGTTGCGTTTTTTGTAGTCTCCCATTACGAAAATGCACTAACGGTTAATGATACGAGTATTGCGCCCCAAAAGAGTAGTTGCACCACGAGTATTGTGATTCGTGCGATAGCCCGCTCCAAGTCTTCCATTATTTCTTGAATTTGTAGATTATATACGTTACATTAGCCAATCCGATACCCAACTCAACAGAGAACATCAGTTCGTTGTTGAAAATCCGCGCTCCCAAAAGGAACGTGCGCGTACCGAAAGAGACGGACAGTGTCCTGTGGAAATCTCTGCGCTTGCCCAACCAAACGCGCGTAAAATGTTTGCTCTTTTCCATTGTTTTTGTTTTTTTTGTCATACATCGAACTCGTCTGCCGGTTTGCGCGGCTGGAACCTGCTTGGTCTTGCCGTGCCGAAATAAACCGTAACGCCCTCATTGTTTCTCAAATCGCTCCAATTATCGGGCGACTTGGCAGTTATATTGTGGGTTTTTGTTTCCGTTGGCGTTTCGCACTGCTTGGCAAACAGCACAACCACGCGGTGCCTGCATCCGCGTTTGTCCACCCATTCTTGCGGCACAATGTCTTTGCGCCTCAACATTCGGAGCAGTTGGTCTAAATCCAAAGCGATATTCAAGTTCTCGTGCATGGCGGTTGATGTTTAGAATGGCAGGTTCTCGCCCTGCTCTGTTTTTTGCGGTTCTGTGGCACTTTCTTGTGCAGGGTGGGTACTTGTACCGGTGGTAGCATTAAGTGCGCTCAAACGCCACGCATTGCATTGCGTGAACCATTTTCCGCTGAACTCACGCGATTCAATGTCAAAACTGACTCTTACCTCATCTCCAATATGGAGAGTTTCCAAAGATTTTATTCTTTCCTCTCCGTAGAGTTGGAAACAAATCTTTTTCGGATACTGCTCCGTAGTCTCTCCGACAAACTCTTGGACTACCCAGTCAGTACCCTTCCGCGACTTGCCGCTCCTCGGTGCAAGTACGCTTGATAATTTTACATCTATTACCATTATCTCATTCCTTTTAGGTTATAAACTCTGCGGTTATACTCCGCCAATGCAACTTGTTGTGAGCGATACTGCACACAAGCCGTTTCCTGTCTGTTAGTCCGTGCTATGACGGAGCAGTCGTCCGTAAGGCTGACCTCGTACAGGTTTCCCTTGTGGGTTCTTGCGTAATTTTTCATTTTGCTGTTTGCTTTTGACAAGGCTGAAACGTGCAAAACAGCCTGCGTTCCGACGCTTTTTTGCAGCACGTTTTTTGTGAAACTTATACGGGTTACAGCCAAAGATTTCTCAGGTCTCAGGATTATGCCAAAATCTCATTGTCGATAAATTTGTTAGCCAACTCAATGCGTTGCAGCATAGCGTTGATGTCGTCATCGTTCCGATAAATACGGACAATACCTATCTCGCCGAATTGCATTTGGTCGTAGAAAACGAAGTCGCACCAATCAAGTTCGCAACAAGCGCAATGGCTTTGGCATTGCCAGTAGTATTCGGGCTTGACACGTTTGAGCGTACTTGCAACAAGATTTTTCAGTTGTTGCTCTTCGGGCAGCGCACTCTCTGTAAACTCCACATCGGGGTGCTGCTCCGTGTATGCTTTCACGAACTCGTTGTGCTGCCGTTCCGCCTTTCGGAACTCGTGGCGGTAGCGTAGCCACGTCTCCGACTTCGGGCATTTGATTTCGATACTGCCTAATGGTTTGCCACTCTCGCTATCTACCACAATACCGTCGGGGCTGTCTCCGTACCAATCCACGGTCGGGTGGCGGTGGAACCCAATCTCTGCCACCTCGCGCCCTGTCAGCCGTTGGTATTGCAGGCGCGCCATTGCTTCTGTCTCCGTCCCCCATTTCATTGCGATGGAGGTAATGGTGGTGCGTTGCAGATACAGCTCGAAAAGGTCATCGTCTTTCACGAACACATCCCGCAGGTTGCGCTCTGCTGCCACTTGGTACAGATATGTTATTGTTGTGTCGGGAAACGGAGACGCATTTTCAGCCGTTTTAAGACGTTCAATTCTTTCGTTGAACGATTTATCCGTCTCGACCATTCGACCACTCTCAACGGCTTTTTTGTAAGCGGCAGGGTTTGTTTCTTTCAACATCTTCAACCGCGCATTGTATTGCGCTTTGGTTTCTACCTCCAACTTGCCCGCTTCAACGGCTTTTTGGACTGCCTTGCCCGCGTCCGACAATTTCATAACGAAATGTGCGTTGCTGCCGGTGATACAGCCGAGACGCGCACGAAACCAATCGGGAGTACGCTGCTCTATGCAGGCGATTTCGTCTATTTGCTCTCTTGTCGGTATCATAATCAGAACAATTTGTCGGTTGGTTGGTCGTTATCTATAGCAGGCTGCTCGTTATCCACCACTTGCGCGTCTTCAATCTGCTGCTCTTTGGCGGCAATAGCCTCCAACTTTTCCTCTGCGGTCGGTTTACTGTTGTCTATGTAGCGGAAGTTCCCGCTTTCGTCCAATATAACACTCTGGTCGTACTTGACCGCTTGCTGCATTTCCACGCTCATCGGAGCATCGCCCTTGTTGAGCATTAGTTTAATGACAGTCTTCCTACACATGGAGTCGAAATTATCTTTCCATACCCCGTAGCCTTTGCGGTAGGTTTGGGAATACTTTACTCCGTGCTGCTCCAACTCCTCGACAGACCAATAGGTCGTTTTTTCGTACCCGCTGAGGAGTTTGAAATACCCCATATAGCCGACAATCTTTGCCTTTGCGCGCTCGCTGTCGTCTGTTATCCATTCCACTTGCACCTCGCCTGTCATGCGGTCGCGCCCTTTCAGTTCGCCCTCGCGAACATCGGTAACGTTGATAGTCTTGAACTGCCCACTGCGTATTGCCAACTGCACGATGCCCTTGTAACCGCACTGGAACTGGGCTTCCGTAATGCCTGCCCTTGTGTTTTTGTAGGGAATGACATACGCAAATCCGAGATTGTTGTCCAGCGGTAAGTCGAGTGCCGTTGCTTTCAGAGCGGCAAACATCAGTGTGGTCGGCTCGCACACTTGCAGTGCTTTGTCGTTGCTTACCAGTGCTGTCAGATTACTGACAAACGCCTGTTTCTTTTCACCCAAGACGCTTTGCAGATACTCCTGCGTCTTCACGTTGGTGATTGTTTGGTTAAATACTTTCAAATCAGCCATATTGTTTGACCTTTAATTTGTTATACATTGCGAGTCTTTTCCTGTTGTCGCTTCCTCGCTCTTGCTTTTTGCGGACAGGGCAGGCGTTGAACCTGCGTTTGTCTTTTCAGACCGTGCTGCCTACTACACCACCTATCCAAATCCCGCCTAACGTTTCACAACGGCTGCGCGGGGGAGTAACTTAACTAAAATCTAATACCATGATTAAAAAACACCCTTGTGGCGGAGACGGGACTCGAACCCGTTTGGCAAACTGACCAATCATGGCAGATAAATCAGCACCGTACCACTTTCCTACATCCCCGCCTTGCACGTTTGCTATCTTCACAGACCGCAAACGCAAGAATTAACAATAAAATCTCAAAAATGACTAAGATATATCGATGTGGACTTGCCCGTTTTCATCCCCTTTCCACTTCTCAAATTCCCGTTCCAGTTCTTCGCGTGCCAGCCGTTCCTTATCGTCTTTGATAAACATTTCGATAGGTCTGTGCCGCACGCCGTTCCCATAGAACCAGCGTCTCCATTCAAACAACGCTTTGCGCACCTCGTTCTCGTCTATATGGAAACGGCACATCGCTTTCAGCATCGCCATCCCCAGACTCGTTCCGCGTTCATAGCGTGTACGGAGTATGTAGTTCCGTATCTGCTCATACTTGCGATACTCCACTTTCCCTACGCGATGCGCAATAGAGCCGTCCTGCAAACGTATCTTGTCTATCATTATGCGTTCCGCGTAACTCTCGTTCCTGCCACGCAACCGCTCATTGAGACGGTGAAACGCATATCCGTTCTGCGTGCCAGCCGCTTTGCCGTTACGTAAATAACAGCGTATCTTATACTCCGCTCGCTTATAACAAGCGTTTGCCCTACTTCCATCCGTTTCAGCGTATCCGTTGCCGATGGTCTCTTCACAATCTGGTTTGTTTTGTTCATCTTTTTGTTGTATCTTTGCAGGTCAATTCAATAATTGACAATGTTTTATACTACATCCGTTATTCCGTTCAAAACTGATTTCGGGTGCAAAGGTAATTATTTTATATTTACTATGCAAATAAAATAGTTACTTTTCAACAAAAAAATATATACCAACAAACAAATAAATTATTAAAAATTATGCTTAATTTACAGAAAATCAAACAATTAGCAAGCGTAAAAAATATGACGCTTGTAGATGTAGCAAAAGAGTTAGGAATTTCAAAGCAATCTCTTAATCAGATGATGCGTGAAAACTCCACCAAGGTGAGTACATTGGAGCGTATTGCGGAGATTTTGGATGTTCCTGTTACTACATTTTTCGATTCTCCTGTTCACACGAACACCATTTCGATAAACACGGGTGTCCAGGGCAGTCCGAATGCTGTTCAGTCGGTTGGTTCGGGTAGTTCGGGCGAGGTTGCTTTGTTGAAGTCCCGCATTGAGTTGTTGGAAGCATTGAATCAGTCGTACAAGGAGCAGATAGAGTTGCTTCGTAACCAGATATTATCATTAAACAATTCACCGCAATGACAGACGAGAAACTGATTGAGAGACTGACGGAGTTGGTATGCCGTTCAGAGGAGCGTATTGACGAGACCAACAAGATGATACAGAAACTTGTTGAGTTGTATAACGGACAGTCCGAGACCTTTGCCATGGAGATTAAGTCGTTTGACGAGTGCCGCAGGGAACTTTCGGCACAAAACACGGAACTGATACGCAGCAAATTGCGGCAGGAGGAGGATTTGCGAGAACTCCGCCACATATTGGAGAAAGCCCTAAACCTGACAGGTAACCTAAACCAGACACCCACCCAAATCACGATTACCCAGAAGTAGTTGTTTGCTCGTTTTCGGTTTCAGAAACAGAGCAGGCAAAGTCATTCAAACGTTTTTTTGTTTTTACTACTGATGCGTTAACTTAGTATTGTCTTTTAGAATAAAAATAGTTGGTCTTTGAGAATTAGATTTGATGGTTGTTTATCACAAGGCTTGGTTAGCAAATCCTTGATATATGTTCGTTCCAATACCGAGACGCTGAGCAATGTCGCGACCTCAGTAATCGTGTAGGAACTCTTGTACTCTGCCTTGATATTTGCGACAAGAAGGTATGTACAGATAGCCACCCACAAGTGGGTTTTAACCGAATTTTCAGAATACCCCCACAGGTGTTTGATAACGATATTTTGTTTTATCCACTTGAAAAACAATTCAATGTCCCAACGATGGCGATAGATGTTGGCTATATCAGTAGCACTAAGTTCCATATTGTTGGTAATGAATGAGATAAGTTCTCCACTTTCCGGGTCTATCGCCTTTACAATTCGTAATTCATCAGGGTATAAGTGCTTGGACTTATGAGTTCGCAACCGTACAATATAGTCGGCTCGTATGGTAGAACCACATTCATTATTATCCAACTCACGAATGACCTCAAACTGCATGTTGTCTTTTGGACGCATTACAAAATAGGCTCCCTTATTGTTTATACGGAACATCTGTGCCAAGTCCACATACGCTTTATCTGCTGTATAAATAGCATTAGGCTGTATGCATAGTTCCTGCAACATATTGCTGTCGTGCCACCGACTATCCGTGATGAGAACCTGTGAGGGAATACTACCTTGTAAGTCTAACAGAGTGTGCATTTTAACGCCTCCCCGACTATATTTGCCAAGAGCCCATTCGCAGAGTTTCAGGCTGACGGAGATGGTTGTAGAGTCCAAAGCAAAGATGGCATTATCTGCAGTTACGTTCTCTATTTTTATATGACGATACATTGGGCGAACATGGTCTATCAGATAGTAACCCAGGCTCTCATATATCCTGTAATCCCGTTTTTCATTGGCTCGAGACAGAGAAGATGAATCTACTGTGTTGCGAAAGCCAAGATGCCACAATGATGTCTTATGTGCTTCCAAACATAAACAAATATCTCGCAACGAGACACATGCTGTCAATTGACCGAAAAGCAAGTGTAGAAATTGATTGTACGTAGTCAACTCATGGGCCCGATAATCTCCTCTGAACTGCTCGACGAACCTGTCAAACTGGACACGAGGAACGAAATCTACTACTTGCGAGAATACAAATCTGCCTTCATTCATAACGATGCAGTGTTTTTGACTGCAAAGTTATCAATTCAAATCGTTTTCTAAAAGAATACGCATAACTAACTATATATCAACAAAATACAATGGCTACTAGAAAGTTGACGCATCAGTAGTATTTTGTTTTCATTTGACAGAGTATTTACCCGCTCTGTTTCCCTGTGTGTGCTATTTAGGAAAGCATCAGTACCGAAAGCACGCGGAAGTCTTGTGCATTGTGTCCGTATGCCAGCAGTTCGATGAAGTCCTCGTAGCCGTTGCAGTAGTAGAAGATTTCGTTGTCCTCTCTGCTGCCCTCTCTCCATTCAGACGGTTGTGAGCCTTTGACCGTTGTCTGCTTTCCTGTTTGCTCGTCCACAGACAACGCCTCGCACGATTTGAGGGCTATTGTAACCCTTTGCGGCGGTGTTTCGAGGTCATCATCGTTCCAACGGATAAAGACCTCTGCAAATGAATATCTTTGTCTCATAGTCCGAAAGTCAGTTTGAGGTATGCCACCAGCAGTTCGGCTTGCGGTTTGGTTATGCCGAAAGAGGTGCATTTCGTTTCGTCGCCCTTTGGTATATTGACGACCGTTGTGAATACATACGTGTCTGTCGCGTTCATTATGGTCATTGCCATTGTTGAGCGGCAGTACTCCGTCTCGTTTGTAATACTAAATTCTGCTTTCATAATTTGTTTTTTATTAGTCTTTTATGATTATTTCGTCATACGGTTCGGCTGCTATACACTCGTTCACGTATGCAAGCAGTCCTGCTTTGGTATATGGATAGACCCTGTCGAGTCCTATGCTATGGTTGAAGTTCCATTCTCTTTGTCGTTCTGTGAGCCAGCGGTAGCAAAGACCGTCGTCCGTTTCAAACTGGAGATTTGCCACTATTGCAAAGGGTGGGGCGTCGTTCAGTTTCTTTTTGGCAGACTTGCACCACTCGTTATATCTCCAAAGAATAATCTCCCCGACCACATCTCTCCCGTCTCTGGTATGTATCGGTTCGGTCGTGCCAAGCCTGTAACTTTGCAAGTCCGAAAACTCCGCTTCTTTGCCACGGAGTTCCATACCCCGCTTTCCCAAAAACAACGTCTTGCGGTTCAGCAGTTCCTCCCATTGTCCGACCGTGAATTGTCCGTACCGTTCACGTGCTTCGTCTGTACTGATGCCGTATTTGCTGCACGCCTGTTGCAGACAGTCGGCGTATCCCTGCACCGTCGGCAGGTTATTCAGGTTGGTTGTCAAGTGTAGGCACTCCTTTTGATTTTTCCACGTTTCTATTGCTTTTTCGAGATACTCCCACGTGGTTACGTACTCCCCGTTGAATACGAGACTGCTTGCGTAGTCGTCGGGGTAGTACTCGAATAGTTCGGGTAGTTCGTCTGCACATTCGGGGTGCGCCTCTTGTGCCTTTGCCACTATTTTGTCGTAGAGTTTTGCTATTAGTCCGTTCCCGGCATTGTGCAAGTGGTCGTTGTTTGCAAAGACTTCCTGTATATCGTCCTCTGTGAGTTCGATGTCGAAATCCTCTTGCAGTCCGTCCATGTATTTGCAGGTTGATACATAGCAACCGATGCAACGTAGTATAAATTCGTAAGTTTTCATATTAGTGTGATTGAAAAATTTGTTTGTACAAGCCGTTCAGAGTGTCGGCTTTGTAAGTTCGGTTACACTTGTGTGCTATATACATTCCGCACATATCGTGCGTAACTTTCCATCCCGCCCGTTCAAGGCGTTTTCTGATGACTTCTTTTGTCATAACTCATTCGGTTAAAAATTCGACTTTTGTATCTGCATATATGGTAGCGATATATTCTGCTTGGTATTGAGTGAATACCGTGGCTTGTTCTTTCGTGCTGGCGTATGTGTAACGTCTGCCGATGTTGCTTTTGCACATATAGTACGTACCGCCGAAAGGTGCTTTGATTTGCACGACTGCTTTCCTTGCGTTCTTGTGGTTTTTGTGCAGGTTGAGTAGTTCGGCAAAGGCTACAGCAAACTCTTCCTGTGTACTTTGCCACTGGTATCTGCTTTGCAGTTGTTTGATAGCCCACCACCAAAAATAGTTTCCTGCGGACGGTTCGGGCTTGATACAACCGCCGACCAGTTCTCGCACAAATAGTCGCTCGTCCTTATCTGTTCGGGGGATATTGATAGTGTATTTTTCACGTGGAAAAACGTTGCTGTCTCCGCCTATAATGGTAATGCTATCTCTCTTGATACTTATGCTTTTTGCTATAAAAGTACTCATAATTCATTCATTTTGATTGTTAATAATACTGAGGACTATATCGTGTGCGCAAAACATTGCGTCTTTATAGCCTCTGGAATAGTCGGTACTGTTTGCAAGCCAACTCGGATAGTCTTCCGCCCACTCTTTGATGGCGTGCAGTTCTTCCTCTTGTGTCATAACAGTTCAAGTTTACAAGTTGTTAATAACAAAGGCTTTCATCATCGTTCAAGCCGTTCAGGTAGTTCCTGTACAAATAGGCGGTTTCGTACAAATCGTTCCGAAAGTCCGCAAAGATTATATTATTCATTGTTCGATTAAGTTGTTCATTACAGACTCGAAATTTGCCGCAATGAGTAGTTGCTGCAAATAGGGTATGTGCTTTCGTTTGCATACCTCAAAGAATCGGTTTCGTTGCTCTTTGCTCAACAGTTCAACGTGCCGCCACGCTCTTTCGGCGGTTTTGGCTGTTGTACAGCCGTCCATTTTTGCACTCCTTTCCATTGTTTGTTCGCCCTGACTACGCAATCATGCGCGTATTGCAGGGCTTGTTTATACGTAGTCCCTAACATGGACTCTTTTGATGATGTCGTATGTTATACTGTCATTCGTTGTCAGGTAGATTTGCCGCCCGTACAGTACGGTTTCAAATCTAAATGCACCGCCACCAATCTTATGGACGCGGACTCTGCTCTCTAATTCTTCGGTCGTCATCGTTTCAAATAGTTTATGATGTCATGTACTGCCACGGCAGCATTTGCATACTTGCAAGCCACGTGGAAATCGTTTGCCCCGTTGCTCAATTCATCGAGGTCGTTTTTGCACGCTTCAAGACGTGCGATGATTTGTCGTGCGATGATTTGTTGCTCGTTCATAATAAAAGCCCGTCAAGCCGGTAGCGCAGCCGTTGTTTGTTTATTGATAAAGTTATTTTGCACTTGTATAGTCGTATGCACGACCTATATACCTAAACGAATCGCGGGCGGAATCATAGAAAACCCGCGACGGTACAAATCTTTCGTAGCAACTTACTAATTTCCGCAAGTCCTCTACTGCTGCCTGTCGTCTTGTCATCTTATTTCCCTTTCGTTAATTTGTTATACAGTCTTTCCCCGTCTCTGCAAATCAAGTTGCAGTACGTTTCCCAGTTCTTTTCGTCCGTGTACCTTTCTGGGTTTAATCCCCACGACTTGAGGCGGTTGTTTACCTCAAAGTACGACACATCCAGCATTGCTCCCTCTGCAAAGTGTTTCAGCACTCCCCATGGAGTACTCCACGATTTGGCATCGCAATTTTTTCCCTTTCCGTAATCGTTCATATACATATCCACGACATGCACAAACGCGGACTCGTTCACCTCGTCCGAAAAACTCGTTTCGGACTTGTAACCATTCACCCACGCAAGCAAATACGCCTGCACACTCTCCACGACCACCTTGCAGTTCGTGGATGTAGGTTTAACTTTTTTCATATTCTTTTCTTTTTATATATTTTTCTTTTTTCTTACAGGTACCTTACTACTTATAGATACCTTACTTTTTTCTTACACTACAGATACCTTTCATTTCTTATTTCTTCACGTTGTATCTGTTTGTATTATATTTTTCTTTTATATTATATATTATTATATAATTATTATTTTTTTTGTTGTCTTTTGTTGTTTTTTTATATTGCTTATTATTATATTGTTTATTTTTTATGATATAAATAATATATACATAAAGAATACATCGCACACGAAAAATTACCTACTTTTGCGAGTCGTTCATCAATCGTTCAACTACTCACAAATAATCGTTCAAATTGATTTTAACGGCGTTTGCTTTTGATTTGTGACACTTTTGCTATGCAAGTGGATAAAGTTATCATGCAACAAGAAAAAGTCGCTCAAATCGAAAATAAATGCGTTGTTGTTCGCCGGTCGTTCAGTTCAGACAAAAAACGACACGACAAATAGAGCGATAAAAAACGCACCGACTACCAACCCGCCGCCGATGCATACGATGTTTGATACTCTTTCGATGCGTTCGTCGTCCTCGACCCAATATGGGTTTTTATTTGTTTCCATGCTTGTGGTTTATACAACAACAAAGGGCGGGTGCTTTGCCCGTCCTCTGCTTTGTTGGTTTGTTACTCTGTTTCTGTTAGTCGTGGAGTCCAATGTACAGGACTGCACCGAATACGACTGCGATGCTGCTATATACTGCAATAATCATGATACAATCAATTTTATTTGTTAATTTGTTGCGACGCCTTTGTTCGCGTATTTGTCCTTGTCCGCTGCTGTGTGCGTACAGTTGCTTCAGCGTTGTCCGCTATTGCTTTGCTCTCTTTTGCAGCCGCTTTTGCGTGTATTTCAGCGGCTTTTGCGAGATTCTGCTTTGCTTCGGCTTGCAATTTTTCTGCCTTTTCTGCCTTTTCAGCCGCTTTTTGTTGTAGTTTTTCAGCGGCTTCCGCGGCGGAGGCTTGTTGCTTTTCGAGGCGTTCTTTTTCTCTTTCCAGTTTGAGAATTTGCCGCGCTTGAACCGCTTCTAATTCTGTAAGTTTAGCGTCCGCTATTGCTGCCGGGACGCCTAACATTTCCAAAAAAAGCAGGTTTATTTGCCTTTGTGTAACTTTGCCGTCGCTATAGGTGATGTACATCCGCTTTGTTTCTTCGCGGAAGTTGCTCTTAACAATCGTAATGGAGCCGTCCGCGTTCACCGTGCGTTCCGTGTCGCATGTTTTTACTGTTTTTTCAACGAAAAACCGCGCCTCCTTGAGTGCACCCTCCACGGCGGTTGCAAGTACTTCACGTTGCACGCCCTGCATGCACTCAATAGTCTCAACGCCGACGGCTTCAGTAAGTAGCATCGCCGTATCTGCTTTTGCCGTCAGTGCCAGCGGATGGAATATACCCGCGGCATCCGTGTAGTGTGGGAGCATGTTTTTCAACGCCGCATACCCTTTCCACGTGCACGCCTCGTTCGCGCTGCAATCTGCAGCAGGAACGCCCGCGGCTTCGTAGAATTTCTGCAGGCTTGCAACGCGGTTCGCGCGTACGCAATTCAGGAACGCCGAGCGGAACGACCGCGCCTCGTTGTTGTACTCTTTGACTTGCTTCCGCATTGCACTCGATAAAAGTGCACTCTCTTTTGTTGTTGTCATAATTTTTGGGTCTATTGTTAATTTGTTTATATTTGCAACCCCGCCACGGCGGCGAGGCTTGCCTGTTCCGTTTTTTTGCAGTACCTTTGCGATATAATTTTTGAGTCTTCCGCCCTTCGCTGAGATAGCGCGGGGCGGTTTTTTTACGTCTGCATATAGTCCACCCACACGCCGAAGAAGTCTTTTTTCGGACGCTGGAGCCCGCCACGCGGGTACTGCTTGCAATGCCAATCAACCACGCGCCTCCGTTATTTCGCCCGCGCGCCTCTACGAGAGGCAGGGCTCAGAATTTCCGCGCATGCACAACCTCGCAGAGGGATGCAATAGTGGCTTTTTGACTTACTTTCAAAGGTCGCTTGTTCTTTTCTTTTGACAGTACAAAGGTACTGCTTTTTTGCGACGTGTGCAAATAAAATCCGCATAAATTATTGATATTCTGTGATTTGCAATGTAGAGGTTGCAAAAAAAATATAGTCGGACGGACGGCGGAAAATTGTGGAGTTTGGCACGGAAATTGAACCCCAAAATAGCGATTTTACGCTATTTTGCGGTATGGCGTGTAGTCCACATCTCTATTTTGGTATTATATTCTCTATAAGTTCTCTAATAGAAGATTATATAATATATTATTCTTACAATGCCGGCCATTTTTGTTTGATTTGCGGGGTTATTTTTGTGTTCATAGTGGATTTGTCACTGGGATAATTTGGGGTGTTCAGATGTAAGATTTCGGATATAGTGAATATATGTTTTCTCTGTTTGGGTTGTGGATTTTTTTCAGCAGAATTTTGGTTTTGGGTTTGTATATGGGATTTTGTGTGTCTAAATAGCGTCTAAATAGTGATTTTGTCGTGTTAAAAGTGTTATATATTTTTCCTGCTATTATACATATTTGTCTAATAAAAGTTTTGGATATAGCGAATATGGGGGATGGGGGATTGGGGGTGTGATTTTTTTGCAGTAATTTTTGGTTTGGGTTGTCCATAAGGCGATTTGGCGTGTGTGTCTGTGGATAAAGAAACTCCCAACTCTGTATTGAGGGTTGGGAGTGATAGATGTGTGCGTATGCGTTATATCGTTGTTTTTATTTCTTCGTTATTATCTTTTTTCTGTTCTTGTGTATCGTTATTTTCGGCATTTGCTTGTTGGTAGTATTCTCTTGTTTTTTGGTGTTGCTTATTGTAAGCCTCTATTATGGGTTTCAGTACATCTGCGCGCGTTTTCTTCCAATTCTCATACGGTATATCTTTCAATAAATCTTCTTTGTAGCACTTAAATTCCGTAGTTATGCCGTCTTTATCTTCTTCTTTTATGGTTTTATAACCATCTACAAGATAATGCTTCAGCGCACGAATATCACTTGCAATCTGAAAGAACTTGACAATCATAATGATTTCAAGAATGATTAGCGGAATGGCTATAAGCCAAATAACAACTTCGTCCATACTTTTTAATTTTAATGGTTAATACTTTCGACAAAAGTACTACTTTTTGTATAACCACACAAGTTTTTCCGTCATTTTTATTGAATTTTCTTGTTTTTTATGCTCAAAATCAGTGCATTGCAATTTGACACTATGAGTTATTAAGCACTGCTTTTATTGTCCAAAGTGTTGTAAATCAATACTTTTGCGGTCTAAAAATATAATTTCAAGTTATTGTAAGTATGAAAGAAAAAATTCTGACCGCATTGGTCGCAGTGAATGGACAGTACAACTTGCCAAAGGAGTATCTTGAAAAGATTGCTGCAACTGCGCCTGCTTTCGAGAGTGAGGACAAGATTTCATCTTGGGTTGATTCTCAAAAGCCTGTGATGGCGTTAATGCAGTCCTATGCCGACAGCCGCGTAACAGAGCGCGTGAAAGAGGTCGATACCCTCAAAAAAGAGATTGAGACCTTAAAAGGCAGACCTCAGGACACTGATTTGGAAAAGAAACTGGGCAGTCTGAAAGACGAGTTGTGGAAAGGCTTTGACGAGAGGTTGAAGACTTTGCAAACTCAAAATGACGAATTGCAGAAGAAAGTCGCAAGTTATGAGAGCGGCGACAAGGAAAGACAATTCTCCGAATTAAAGAAACGTGTAGCAAAAGAGATTGGACTTTCCGATGTAGCACTCGGACTTGTTGAGGGCAAACTAAACCCCGATATGGACGAAACCAAAGTGAATGAAGTGCTGTCTTCTTGCAAGAAAAGCCTTATCGAACTCGGGCTGACACCTATTGAGGGGACGCACACAAACGCAGACTCGGCACAAGTAGCCGCTAAACGCGCAGGAGACTATCTGAAACAATTCGAGAGTCAGAAAGAATAATTGTATAAACCCCTAAATTTCGTTTTTTATGGCTGTAACATTCCAAAATAAAAATGAGTTTGCAGGGCGAGTGTATCCATTCCATGTAGAACCCGTCAAACGTGATGTCATGGGCTATAAAGTAGCCGACGTCGAAAAAGGAACGGTTATCCCGCAAGGAACACCACTTGTTGCCAATATGGACGACAAAACTGCCGTCATCTGCAAACACGCTAAAGTCGTGAAGAAAGTATCTACAACCAAGTTCATCGTGGACTACGTAGGCTTCCTCACCGTAGGCACAAAAATCTTCTGCTCGGGCGAGACTACTCCCACTCTGTCGGAGATTTCGGCAATCAACAAGGACACCAAAGAGATAACGCTGAAAGCCGCAAACGCACAACTCGATGCAGGCAAAATCCTCGTTGAGGGCGAAAGCGTAGGCTCTAACGACAGCGCAACGGTACAAGCAAAACACGTACCCAACCGCATTGTCGCCCGCACGCAGGTGATGACCGACCTCGACAAGACCGTGTCCGCTACCCACCAAGCAATCGTTATCCAAAACGTAGTGGACTACCCCGCTGAATGGCTCAACACAGAGACATTCCCCGGCTCGACACTGCTCAAAGGCTGCCCGCTTATCCTTTTCGTCAAACAATAAAACATAGGAGGACAAGTATATGAACGAAAATAGTTTTTTCTTCTCGGACATCTACAAAGAAGCCACTGATGTGATTAAAAACATCATGGACGAGGCTACACAAAAACACCTCGACATCTTTGGCAAAGTATGGTTCAAAGACCACTTCACTCTCAGCCGTTACCCGCGCACCGAAAGCGAGTTCACCGCTATTCTCGAAGAAGTACACGCTGCCCCCGCCGCTTCTACTATCAACGAGTTCTCGGAAAGACCTATCCGCTCACTTGACGGATTCGGCAAGGTAAAAGCACAAATGCTTTCCGTGGGACACACGTACAAGTTGGAGGCGGAAGACCTGCGCGCTATCCGCGATATGCAACGCCGCTATGCGGGCATCAAAAACCACGAGGAACTCGTGCGCTTCATCGTTGATAAACTGATGAACGTGCGCACAAAGGCTATCCAAGGCGTACTCAACAGACAAGACCTGCTTATCCTGTCTATGCTGTCTAATGACGGCAAGTACACATTCACCGCCGAAAACGACCCCGGCTCGCCTTTCGTAGGACAAACACTCGACTTCGGTTTCGACGCTTCGCACGCCGCTACCGTTACTACTCCGTGGACTGACGCTAATATCGACACGGTTGATGTACTCGAAGACATCATGGGCACCGTGTCTCCTGCCACCATCAAGCCGACAGAGATGTATATGGAACGTGAACGCATATTCTATATGCTGCGCACAAAGAAACTCAAACTCTACGTGAACGGCAACGACCGCGCTTCGCAGCCTATCTCTCTCGAAGATATGAACAACCTGTTCGCACGCTTCGACCTGCCGACAATCAAACTTATCCAGCGCGAAGTTCGTGTGGATTCCGACGGCGGCAAGACCACCAAGATGATTAACCCATGGAAGAAAGGTAAAATCCTCTTTACAGTCGGCAGTCAGTTTGGTACGATTGAACGCAAGATTACCGATGCAGAAGACGGATTGGCAAGCCCTGGCATAGGCTATTCTTACTATGACGGCATCGAGGTGATGAACTGGACACAAGGCGTGAAAGAGGGCTCTAACTACACCGAGTACGTATCGGCAGGGATCACCTCTACCCCTGTTGTGGACGGCATACGCAATATGTACACCCTCGACACGAAAGCATAATGGCAATGACTTTCCAAAAGGCCTTTCGTGCAGCGATAGCACCCTATCTGCTACCCGACCAGACAATCGAACTCCTGCTTGCACAGCAGGGGCTCGATGTCTCGGACGAGTACGACACCGCCGAAAACACTTCGTTCTATAAGTCCGTAATAGAGGGGTTGTACCAACTAAAAACCCTCAAAAAAGAGAAAGACCCTGCATCGGAGAACGAATACGATGTAGAAAAGTTGGACGACCTTATCAGGCACTACAAAGAGAAAATCGGCGACACAGAGGACGACTATATGTTTATCAATAGAACTGACGAATGGTAAACCATGGATAGATTTTGCGATGATATACGTATATACCGCCATGTAGGCAATATCTACGACCCTTTTGCAAACCCTGCAACAGAAGAAAGCGCAGACGACACAACCATCGGAAAAGAACTTGTCTTTGAGGGGGATTGCAAGGCAAAGTTGGTATCCACATCGGAGGAAAATACATATAACATCTACATCAACAGCAATGACATCAATGCAGACACGCGGGATACTGCATACCTGCGCTCAAACGGTCGGGAAAATGATGAAATAAAACTCACCATACTCGACGTAAAGAGATATGAGCGAAATACGGTAATCACAGCAATGCACTTGAAAGATGGGGACAATTCGTAGAAATTACAAGAACGTAAAAGGCAACAAAGCCATCAACGAGTTCCTTGGGACTGTTGTGGGTGCCGTGCGCAGCGGCTCTCTGAACGCTATGCAGAAAATAGCACGCAGAGGCGTTGAGCATCTTGTAAACAATACTGCAAAATTCTCAGACTATACAGGTGTGCTTGTCAATTCCTATCAAGCAGCCATTGTTGTAAACGGCAAATGGGCTACCGGCGGAGATTTTAATCTGGGCGGGGAGGCTATCGGTCGTGGCGGTATGAACGAGTTCCGTAACGGCAACAAGTCCGTACGACTTGTCCCCTCATACGACATCAATGGCACAACCCCTATCTCTTTCAAAACAATCAAAAACAAAGGAACTTCTTTTGCAAAACGCAAAGAAAGAAACCCGAATAGCAAAAGTTCTATCCCGAACAGATACCAACGCCACCAAACAGGCAAAGCATACAAGGGATATGGTCGGGATATAACTGCTATACGTGCACATTCACCTGCGGCAACTCTCGGGATAGAGGTTCTGTTCAGCAACCCGACACCTTATGCAAACCACGTTGCGAAAAATAATGCGGGCAGCACCGTAATGCCTGTCGGCGGGGCAGCACGAATGTTACCGCGCGGAGTCGTTGTATCTATTACTGACGCAGAGATATACAGAGCAGTACAACGTGCCAAAAAAAGAAAAAGATAATCATGGAAGAGGCGGTACTAAACTTTATATTCAACTACATCAAGGGGCTGCACATACCCAACTGTGATGTCTATCTCAACCGACCTACAATAGTCGGCGAAAACGAACAGCGGCACAACACATACGTTATTGTGTCTTTCCCCGATGGGTTTGAGAACAAGAACGCTTTTCAACAGGCAGGGGGGACGATAACTATCGGAACAAAAGACTTGATACTGGGACTACCTCAAATCAACGAAATAACAAGAGTCTCCAATATCATAGAAGAACAATTTCCTATACTCACAGACGATTACTCGCTTATTGACTACGAGTTTTCAAGCGACGACTCGGAGGGTACAGGCTGGCATGAATACTACTACACGTTTCAAATATACATTAACAAAACAAATTAAAGGAGGATTTTTATGGATACTCAAGTAAGAACTGCAAAGGCGGTCGTTGATATTGATGAGGTTCACTTCTCGAAACACACGAATGGAGAACCCACCATCAACCAAACTTTCCTTGACGATGCGCAGAAATGGTTCTCTACTACCACCTTAAAGGGTAGCGTAGAGGTTACACAGGATGCTTTGTCGCTCACGAAAATCAACATCGACCAGAGTAATATGCCTATCGGTATATCTACCGAGCCCGGCGACTTCAATGTCAATTTCAGTATGCCGTCAATGGTATTGGCAAACTTGAAGAATTGGCTGTCGAACAATAGCGAAGATTCGGGCTACACCAAACTTGCACTCGGCAACAAAGAGGGCTACGGCTACGACTTCAATGCCGAACTCTCGGAAATGACACTTGCCATCAAGACGAAGACAGGCGAATGGTTCATATTCCCGAACATTCAAGGTTCCGTCTTTATGAAACAGGAGGACAAAGTTTGGGTTCTCGGCTTCTCGGGACAAGTGCTCGGCGCAAGCAACGATGCCAACAACGATGTTTATATCCTTAGCGAGCCTAAGACTAACACGGTCGGAGGTTAAACATTGCTAATTATATAGTAGGGAGGGCGGCAATCCCCCCCCTACTATGTATGATACTTTCAAAGCAAATAATTATGAGCAAAGAGACCGAAAAACAAGCCACTCACGATGCCCAAAAAGAAATGCAAAGTCTTATTGACGGCATTAAAACAGATTTGGTTCTATCAACAGGGCGCAAAATCAAAATAGGCTATATCTGTGCCGATGCGCAAGACAAGATAGACACCATAGTTGTACATCATGATGATATAGCAAAAAGAGTGGAAAAAGGCGATATACAACTCCAAATCGGTAATAAGTACACGCGCCAATTCTACGCCAAAATAGCAGCGGCAGTACTGCTCAACAACTATTTCGGGATAAAGTTGCTTTGGTGGCTCAAATGGCGTATCATACACCATTTTTGGCATCTCAATGGTGATGATTACCTGAAAATTATGGTGGAGAGTAAAAAAAAAGCAACGGAGTCTCAGTACTGCGTGGCTATGGCGTACTCGATGACTATGAGCGATATATGGAAGATGATGACGAAGAAAGAAGCAGAAGCATTCCATCGCGAACTAAACTCGGTAAAAGAGCCGCAGTTATAGATAAATTCCCATTCCTTGGAGAACCTCTTGTTTTGCTGTTTGGTGTTATCACAATCCCATTTTGGGGCTATCGGAATACTCCGTTAGCAATGCTTGACATTATGATGTCTGATTTGCCGCGTGTGGAATATGGCAAGGGCGACAAGATAACCTCTTCCGATTTGCGTAGAGCAGAGGAAAAGAGTAAAGAGATAGCAAACAGGGTGAAAAAAGGTGGTCTTGGGGCAAACTTATCCAATATGGTGAACGCCAAAAACTACTTAAAAACAAAAGTCCGATAATTTCAATGACAGAGAGCGGACAAAAAAACTCTCTGTTAAACCCCGACATTCAACGATTTGCAAACAGGGGAATGTCAGATAAAGGCTCACAACCGTCTAACAGAGAGTATTATCAATCTGTGGTTGTGAGCCTTTGTTGTACAACAACTTGAATATGTATAACCTGTTTGCAACTGCAAAGGTACAACTTTTTAATCAAGAAGCCAAATGAAAAGTGAACTTTTTGCGAAAATCCTGAACGTCGTCTCGGAGACGACAGAGTTATCCACCGAAGTCATTTTGTCGAAATGCAAGTCAGACGAGTGCGTGGCAGCGCGGGCGTTGTTTGTGCATTTCTGCCGCGTCAAAGGAATACCCACTTGCATTATCAGAGACTACCTCGGCAGAAAGAGAAACGACTGCATTGCCAACGCCCATTCCGCCTATTATGCTTTCCACAAGTCCTCGCTATATTTCCGCGACCTCGCAGACGCTATTGAACGCAAGTTGCCATTGACATAACTTGCCGCCAACTATGACGCAAGTATCTGTAAATCTGCACATAACAGACGGATAACTATTAGGTGGCCTTATTGAATAGCAGTACCTTTGCGGTGTCGGAACGAATAGTGTTCTGATACCAACCGCCGAAGGTGTAAGAGGCGAAAGTAATTCTCATAGTTATGGCAGAATTAAGTCCATCAGATGTAATGTTGATGACGAAGCAACATTGCTCGCACGGTCAGAGTGCCACCGCTATCGGCTTGGCAGCAGGTCTCGGTGGCGGAGCCTTACTGCTTGCTATCGCAGCCGCTTGGGGTGTAAACAAAGCCTCCGAGTCCCGCGCCAAAGCAGCAGAGCAGGCAGTCGCAGGTAACAAGGACGCTCTCAACCTTGTATCGCAGTTTATGTTGAGTGAGAGAACCTCCCGCGAGGGCTGGCAGAACCAACACATGCCGACATTGCAGCAGTACGTTGATGTCAAGACGCAGGCTACCTCCAATCCGAGCGTATCGGCTTCGGCATTGGCAGACGCTTATGCGTATGCGATTGCGCAGAACAACAATGGCGGTCTGAACTCCGCTGTTGGCAATTGTGGTTTCCTGCGCGTGCAACGTTACAGCGCACCCCAACCGTGCGGCTGCGATACGTGCGGCAACTAAACGAGAATGGTAGTACCTCGGGAGCGGGGTACTACCTCTTTTGAAAATTTCGGTAGTTTCTTCGGTAATGTTTGTTGATAATAATACGCTTTATTTCAGTCAGTTATATCTACTATTACCGAAAGTTTTACCGAAACAATAAACCTCTAAAAACTCAAATTGCTATGGCTCTGTTTGGAAACAAGACCTCGTATGATGTAACGCTGTTGCAGACGACCTCAAAGGACGCGCTCAAACGTTCAGCCTTACTCGTGTGCGGCGGTGATGTGAAAGCCGCCACGGAGATATGCGAGTACTTTATGAAAGATATGCCCAATATGCCCGACTTTGACCCGCAGGGCGTGCCTGTACTCACGCAAGCCAAAGACACCGTGCTGGGTGTCCTTGGTTGGATTGACCAGAACCAAGACAAGGTGTTAGGGTACTACAACATCGCCCGCACCATGATGGCCAAAGCAGGTATATCAGCCCCTCCGCCTGCCACTCCCGCTGATGTACCACCAATTCCATAGTGCCCTATGTTGCAAGTTTATAAGTTGGATATGTACGTGTATGCCAATAGCAAAGAGGAGGCAGACAGGTTGGAGCAGTCGCTGAAAGACTTTGTCAATCGGCAGCGGGAACGGGGTGTGGTAGTAACCGCCGAGAAACTGAACTCCCTACTGAACAAGTGGGGCAGCAGCATAGGTGCTGTATTGTAAGGAGACAGGCTTGACCTGTCCGAGCGGTCTTTGACGTATTGTGAATAGTCGCAACTTGTTCCAAAGCGGAACAAGTTAGGGTGGTTGTTAGAGAATATCAAATAACCACAATGTTGCACAATCCGAAGAAAAGCCGTATCTTTGCGCAGTTATTCGCTTTCGTGGCTGTTAGCGTATGCGTGATATACCTCTCTTTGGTCGGTGCG